CTCTTATTTTAAGAAACGAAACAACTAATATTTCAGTTACATTAAATCCTACATTTGTAGTTGATGGATATTATTTAAAATGTGATTTAGCTTTAGATTTAAAAGAAAATACTTTTTATAATTTAACAATATTAAGTACTGCTTTACCTTTTACTGCTGACAACGGAATTAAAACAGCTGATAATAATATATTAACTGCAGATATGACACAATTTAGTAGTGAAAATTCTTTAATTTATAGAGACAAAATCTTTTGTACAAATCAAAACAAGAATAACTATACTGTTAATGAAAATCAATACGTAGCGAACGTTACAACAAACGAATTTAAAATATATGAGTAATATATCCATTGTAAATTTAAGTGCTTATACAAGCCCTATAATACAAGAAAACAAGAAGAATAACTATATTGAGTATGGTGCTGATAATAATTACTTTCAATATTTAATTGATAGATATTTATACAGTGCTACAAATGGTGCTATTATTACAGGGGTTGCTAATATGATTTATGGAAAAGGATTAGATGCTTTAGATTCTAACAGAAAGCCAAATGAATATGCACAAATGAAATCTATTGTAAAAGATTCTGATTTAAAGAAAATAGCTTTAGAAAGAAAACTTTTAGGAATGGCTGCGATGCAGGTTGTAATGGAAAAAAAGAAAGTAAAGCAAATACTTCATTTTCCGATGCATACATTACGTGCTGAAAAATGTAATGATAAAGGACAAATAGAAAATTGGTATTATCACCCTGATTGGACTAAAAAGAAACCAAGTGAAGAATTAAAACGCATTCCTGCTTTTGGTTTTGGTAATGGTAATGAAGTTGAACTTTATATTTTACACCCTTATGTTAGTGGATTTGATTATTATAGTCCAATAGATTATTCGGGTTCTTTACCTTATGCTTTGCTTGAAGAAAACATAGCAGATTATCAAATTAATGATTGTCAGAATGGTTTTAGTGGTACTAAAGTTATCAATTTCAATAATGGTATTCCAAGTGAGGAAATGCGCGATAAAATGAAACGTGATGTACTTGGTAAACTAACAGGAGCAAGAGGAGAAAAAGTTATTATTGCTTTTAATGCTAATGCTGAAAGTAAAACTACAGTTGAAGATTTACCTTTAAATGATGCACCTGCACACTATGAATATTTAAGTAAAGAATGTTTTGATAAATTAATTGTAGGACATAGAGTTACAAGTCCAATGTTATTAGGAATTAGAACAGGTGATGGTGGATTAGGTAACAATGCAGATGAAATAAAGACTGCTACGCTATTATTTGACAACATAGTTATAAAACCATATCAATTAGAAATAATTGATGCTTTAGATGAAATATTAGCAGTTAATAGTATATCATTAAAATTATATTTTAAAACAATACAACCTTTAGAATTTGTTGATACTACAGGTATGAACGCTGAAACTACTGAAGAAGAAACTGGAGTTAAAATGTGTTCACATAATTTAGCTACAGACTCTATTGCTGATTTATTAATTGAAAAAGGAGAAACATTAAGTGACGAATGGTTTTTAATTGACGAAACAGAAGTAGATTATGATTCTGAAGAAGAATTAGATGCTGAAATTAATACTTTAAATAATAAAAAGAAAAGCACATTATCTAAAATGTGGAAATTTATAACTTCTACAGGAACAGCAAAACCAAATGTTAAAAGTCCTGAACAAGACAAAGTTATTGATGGAGTTCAATTTATTACAAGATATAAATATAGTGGTGATTTAAGCGGTGAAAGAGAATTTTGCAGTAAAATGTTACGAGCTGAAAAAGTATATCGTAAAGAAGATATTGTAAATATGGAAACGCAAGTTGTTAATGCTGGATTTGGACCTAAAGGTTCTGATTCTTATTCTGTATGGTTATACAAGGGTGGAGCAAGATGCAATCATAAATGGTTGCGTAGAACTTATGCTAATTTTGATGGTGTTAAAATTGACCCTACAAATCCAAATGCAAAAGCTATTAGTTCTGCAACTGCTGAAAAATATGGTTATAGAATTAGAAACGATAAAGAAGTAGCAATGAAACCAAGTGATATGCCTACAAAAGGATACACACAAGAGTATTGGGATAAAATGGGATATACAAATTAATAAGATATGGCACAAGGTTTATTTATAAGTACAAACGATATAGTTAAATTCACTGTTTTAAATGGTAATTTAGACCCTGATATTTACACACAATATATTTTTCAAGCACAGCAATTACATATTCAAAACTATTTAGGAACAAAACTATACAACAAAATTAATGATGGTATTGTAGCAGGTAATTTAGCAAGTCCATATACAACGCTTTTAAGCGTATATATTAAACCGATGGTAATACATTGGGCAATGGTAGAGTTTTTACCTTACGCAGCTTATAAAGTATCAAATAAAGGAGTATTTAAACATAATTCTGAAAACAGTACTACAGTTGAAAAGAATGAAATAGACTTTTTAATTGAAAAAGAAAGAGATGTTGCACAATCTTATACAAATAGATTTATAGATTATATGAGTTTTAACCAAGTTTTATTTCCTGAATATAATAGTAATTCAAATGCTGATGTATATCCTGATAAAGACGCAAATTTTACAGGATGGATTCTATAAAAGAAACATATAAGCCGAAAGAAGTAAACGTAAAGAAATTAGAAATTTTTTTAAATAAATTAGATAAAAAAAATGATACAAGTAATTAACATAGGAACAACTGCAAACGATGGTACTGGTGATACAGTAAGAAATGCGTTTGATAAAGTAAATGATAACTTTGCTGAAGTTTCAAAAGGTTTATATGCACAAACAGCATTAAGTACACCTATTGTATTTGCAAGTGGCGAAGCATCTTTAATAGGAACAGGAGTTGGTACATTAAGTGTTCCTGCAAATGCTTTTAAAGTTGGTGATTCATTTGTTGCTAAAATGTGCGGTAATTTGACAAATGCAAATAACGAACAAATACATTTTAGAGTGCGTTCAAATGGGGTTGTAATTATTGATGCTTTGGTTTATACTTTGGCAACTGCTACTAATAAGTTTTTTGATTTAATATTAGACTTTACAGTTTCTAAAATTGGTGGTGCTGGAGTTGCTGAACTAACAGCAAATGGTGTATTTACATATAATAAAAATGCAAGTAATGCAATTGAAGGAATTAACTTTGGTAAAATAAGCAATACTGTTTTTGACACTACTGTTTCAAATACTTTAACTATTACAGCAGAATGGATAACTTCGTCTGCAACTAATACAATACGTTCACAAAATTTCACACTAACTAAAGTTTATTAATTATGGCAAATAATATAGGTTGGGGACAAGGTGCTGTAAATAACGTTATTGGTTGGGGTCAAGGTGCTATCAATAATTTAATTGGTTGGGGTTCTATTTATATTTTAAGTTGGTCAGGTGAAACAGATATAGTAGGTTCGCCAGTTCCAACTATAATAATTAATTTTAAAACAAGAGTTTTAGCAGATAGCGGATTGTTTGAAGCAGAAACTTGTTTAAATACAACATTGACTAATTTAAATAACATATAATGAGTTTATTAGATAAGGCGAGTTTAGTAGTAACGCCAAATGCATACAAAACAAGCAAATTGTATTCAGTAGTTCCAAACACTACTTTGGGTGATATGGATGTAGTTCGTGCTACAACAGCAACGAGAGTAAATAGTGCGGGATTGATTGAAAGCGTAGCTGTAAACGTACCTCGTATTGATTACACAAACGGAAGTTGTCCTAGTTTATTGGTAGAACCGCAGAGAACAAATTTATTGCAAAGAAGTGAGGAATTCGATAATGCTATTTGGGCTAAAATAAATTCAACTATTGGTGCTAATTCTGCAATAAGCCCAAGCGGAAATTTAAATGCTGATTCTTTAATTGATAATTCAACAAATAGTATTCACGTATGTGGAAATGATGGAGGTGGAGCAGGCCTTTATACATTTAGTTTTTATGCAAAAGCAAATACACTGACTCGAGTTGGTTTACTTACAGGAGCTACTGTTAATGTTACTTTAGCTTCAACAGCACAAGTTTTTGATTTATCAAATGGTACTGTTGTAAATACAATTTCGGGAGTTACTGCTTCAATAAGTCCTTTAATAAACGGGTGGTATAGATGTTCTGTAACTTTAACTGCCCTTGCAAGTGGAACTTATTTTATAACTTGTATAAAAAGTGGTACAAATATAGCTTATATTGGAAGTGGAGAAAGACTTTTTATTTGGGGAGCACAACTAGAAGTAGGCTCATATCCAACCTCATATATTCCAACAGTTGCTTCAACAGTAACTCGTAACGCTGATGTTATTTCTAAAACAGGAATAAGTAGTTTAATAG